AACTGCCCACGAATTCCGGCAAAGGCATTTGATCAAAGCAATTGAAGGCAAAAAAGGGATCTGATAAATGGCCAAGTCGATTATTGACGTACAAGTAGATTCAGGTTCCTTTGATGCGTTTAAAGCTGAGTTCGAAAAGTACAAATCTGCGCTTGAAGATATGCCGAAGACGTGGCAAGAAATTGCCGCTGAAATCGGCGAAAGCGGTGTTGCCGCTGAAGCATACGCCGACCATGTAAACAAAGCGCAAACCCATTCCAGAAATCTCAATAATTTGATGGGTCAGACGGTTGACGACTGGAACAAAATTCATGTTTCGGTCAATTCCGCATATAGCGATGAAACCACCAAGCACGCCAACAAATTGGAGAAATCCACATTTAACGCACGCACGTGGATGAAGGACGCGGCCCAGTACAGTAAGAGTCTTGGCGAACGCGTCAAAGACACCACCGAATCACTGTTAAAATGGTCTGGCATTGTCGGCATATTCTCAGGTTTAGCCGGAGCCAGCGGACTATTCGGTATTAACCGGATGGCGGCCAATGCGGGAAACCTGCGACAGGATTCGATGGGTTTAGGCGTGACCAGCGGCCAATACCAGGCGGCAGGTATTAACTTTGGCAAAGCCGTCGATAATCCATCTGCGTTAATGGGGTCAATCCAGAACGCGCAATATGATGTGTCGAAACGTTGGGCCTTCAATGCCATGGGGGTCAATCCGAATAATAGCAACCTGACACAATTAACCGGGGAAATGTTGAAGGCTGCTAAACGCACCTTTGCCAGTTCCGGCAGCACGCTACAGGGCGCAGAAGCGCACGGGTTAACGCAATTCTTCAGCCTCAATGATCTGGTTCGTCTCAAGAACATGAGCGACGCCGAAATCGATGCGATGACTAAGCGCGCCGAAGCCGATAGCAAGCAATTGGCACTCAGTGACCGGACCCTGAGATCGTGGCAGGATTTCAATCAGCAAATGAACCGCAGCGGTACGCAGATTGAGAACACATTTATAAACGGCCTGTTGCCATTGGCTCGACCACTGACCAATCTGTCAGATGCTTTTTCCAAAGCGGTTGCGGTATTCCTAAAATCCCCATTGATCGGCGAAGGTTTGGAAAAACTGGCCGGGGGACTGGACACCTTCAGCAAATATCTGGAATCCCCAGAATTCCCGAAAGATGTTCAATCCTTCATTACCACGCTGAAAAGTTTGGTTTCCGGCGTCGGTAGCATTGTCAATGGGATTATCCGAATCGGACAATGGTTCAGTGGTAAGACTGAAGAACTGGCACCTGCTGCACCCGATAGCGTCACCATCGCAGGCGTGAATATCCCGCGCCCGGAAATGGCTAAGCATGACCCCAACGCGCAGTACGGATCGTCCGGTCTGGATAAACGTAGCTGGTTAAGCGGACCGGCTGACTGGTTTCATGATCACTTGTATTCCGATTATAAAACTCAGAAAGACTACAACGAATGGCGAAAATTGCCCATTGCCGAACGCAATAACAATCCGCTCAATTTGAGATCTTCACGTTTTGCCAGCGCACAATCTGGCGGTTTCTCGGTATTCAAAAACAATGATGATGGGTTGCGTGCCGCAGCATGGCAATTAAAACGATATGGCAGCGGTGAGTCATTCGGTAAGCCTGTAAACACGATTGAAGATATTATCAATCATTGGGCACCCAAATCAGACAATAACGATACCGATGCCTATATCAAGTCAGTGGTCGGCAGCACACACTATAAAGCCGATCAGCCTTTGAACATGAGCGACCCTGCTGTGTTGGCGCAATTAATTGCCGCAATGAGCAAGGTTGAAAATAACCGGTCAAACTTTACACCTGGCGGCGTGCAGGTCATCATTTCCAATAATACCGGCGGTAACGCTAACGTATCCACCATGCAACTGGCGCATTAATTATGACTATTGCCCGTTCGGCGTTTCAGTTAAGTTTCCAGATCTCACCGATTATTTTAAGCGGCGGGATTGCGACGTATATCACTGGCGGCCTGTTGCCGATTGTGGCGCTGACTCAGGCCGCCAGTTATGTCAACGGCCTGCTATCGGGCGACATTGATGTCGATTTGGATAATTTCCTTTGTCACTTCCAGCCGATCAGCGGCAGTACGCTCATCAGTAATGAAATCGGCAATTACCCGTTTGCAAATCAGGAGATCGCGGCAAACGCCATTATCGCACAGCCTCTGAGAGTATCCCTGATGATGTCGGCGCCGGTGAGTGCCAGTGCCGGATACATCAGCAAGTTCGTGACGATGACGGCCCTGCAGGCATCGCTTGCGCAGCATAATGCGCTGGGCGGCACGTATATCGTTGCCACCCCATCGTTTATTTACAACAACTGCATTCTGAAATCCGTCAGCGATATGAGCAGTGGGCAAAGCAAACAGGCACAGCAGCAATGGCGGTTTGATTTCGATCAGCCCCTCATAACCCAATCACAGGCTGATCAGGTGGTGAATAACCTGCTTTCAAAAATTGACGGCGGCTCAATGGTCACCTCATCAGCATGGACAACTGCCAGCAACGCCGTGAGCAACGCCGGTTCAACGCTGATCACGGGGGCTAAAAACCTCTTAGGGAGCATTTGACCATGGCAACGCTGATTAGCTTTCCATCGAGCACAACAGCCTCATTGACGTTTCAGGCCACATTAGACGGCACAATCTACACGTGTGTCACAACATGGAACATGTACGGTCAGCGCTGGTATCTGAACATTTACACCCTGGAACAAACGCTGATCGTATGCACGCCGCTAATTGGCTCGCCGCCCGGCTATGATATTTCGCTGACTGCCGGATACTTTACGACCACAATCATTTATCGTATCCAGAACAGCCAAATTGAGATCAGCTAATGCGATTTTATCGATGTCTTATAACCAACAGCGAAGGCACGCTGATACAGGAATTTACCAGCCTGACCGTCACCGGTACTACTAACCCGGCGGCACTGCTGTTAGAAATGGACATCCCCCTGTATACGATGGCGCAGCCAATGGGTGCCGGGTTCCTGCGTTTTTGGGGGATCGGTATTAAAATGATTTCTCAGGCTTCCAACTTTAACGGAATGAATATCCAGCTATTCGGCGGCATGGCGGCAGGCTTGCCCCTGGCGAATCCTCAACAGGCCGGTTTGATTCTGCAGGGGACCATTCAGCAGGCTTTCGGCAACTGGCAGGGTACCGAGCAATCACTCGATTTGATCGTGAACGTGACCACCGGAACCAATGCAGCGCCGGTTAATCTGGTGGCGAACTGGAAGAAAGGGCAGACGCTGGCAACATCTATAAAAAACACGCTGGCTGTCGCCTTTCCTACCTATACCACGCAGATCAACATTTCGAATAATCTGGTGCTACCAAATGACGCACCTGGATATTATCAAACCGTTTCCCAGTTCGCTGAATATGTGCGCAATATCTCAAAACAGATAATCGGCGGCACGTACAGCGGCGTCAGCATCGTGATTCGCAACAATGTGTTTTACGTTTATGACGGGACCACGCCGACCACGCCGAAACAAATTAATTTCGTTGACCTTATTGGTCAGCCGACATGGATCGACCCCGGCACAATAAACATCCGTTGCGTGATGCGCGCCGACATTGTGGTCGGGGATTATTTGAAACTGCCAGCCGGTACGCCGGTCATAACCTCACAAGGTTCATATTCGCAGTACCGGAACACATCTGTGTTTCAAGGTTCGTTTCAGGCGGTGCGCGTCAATATGATCGGCAATTCTCGTCAGCCCGATGGCAACTCATGGGTAACGAGCATTGACGCGATAATCGGAGCAACATCATGACAATCAGCCAGAAAGTACGCGTTGGCCGGGCAATGAATGAGTTTGCCGAAAAGAAAGTTTTGGACGCGATCCAGATACTCGGCAAGGCGTTACCGGCCAGCGTGGTCAGCAATGACAACAGTGTTATTACCGTCAATTTTGAGGTGCAGAGCGATTTCACATTGCCGCAGGTGACCATCCCCCTTTACGGCTGCGAATATGTGCGCTACCCGATTAAAGCGGGCGATTTGGGGATTGTGATCCCGGCTGATGTCTACATCGGCGGCGTGAGCGGCCAGGGTGGCGGCGTTGCATCGTTGACCACACCGGCCAATCTCAGCGCGTTGGTATTCCTGCCCATCAGCAACACTGAATGGTCAGACGTTGATGTTACTCAGGTAACAGTCTATGCGCCTAACGGTGTTGTGCTGCGCGATCAGAACAGCAATACTACTTTCACACTCACGCCCAACAGCATTGCCATGGTGGCACCCAACAGCATTACGGCCACTTGCGACGGGACAGTGATGACGCTTTCCCCATCAGGCTGGTCAATTAGCGGAACAACCGGATCATTAAGCGATGGGACAGCGCATACATCGCCTGCCATAATGAATGCAGCATGGCAGGCGATGGTAGATTGGCTCAATGCCCATACGCATACCAGCGCCTCACCGGGTTCGCCAACCACCGACCCTATTACACCATTCACCGGAACGAGTATCGCGCCATCATGAGAACTTACGGCAGAATTAATGGCGTATGGGTGGAAGTAGATCCCGATGCCAACGGCTTCAATGACCCAATTTATTTAACAACGCTGGTGCAATGCCTGAAACTGTCTCCGGGTGAATCGCCATTTTATTCAAATTATGGTATCCCTGCGCAGACGTCCGTAATTCAGCAGGTGTTGCCGACCTATTACGTCAATCAACTGCAACAGCAATTTGCACCAAAATTTGCAAGTTTGATAATTTCCATTGTTGAGCAACTGCCGCCAACGTATAAAATCGATGCGTTGACCAATTCGGGATCATCCATTGTTGCTGAGGTTGCAGTATGACAATTACAACTATCATGACGGATACCGGCGTCCAGCCGCAAACGTCCACAGATTTAAGGGCCGCGCTTATTGCGCTGGTCACTGCCAGTAATCCGGGTTATACAGCCGACCTTCCTGCCTCACTCATTGAGGATATTGCCAGCACGGATGTCGGCGCGATGATTATGTGCGACCAGGCGTATGTGGATCTGGTCAACTCGGTTACCCCGCTGGCGGCAAACGAATATCTGTTAAATCAGCTTGCGCAAATTTACGGTGTTAATCAGTATGCTGCCACAAATACCAGCGTTTATGTGACGTTCAGCGGTACCGTTGGTTTTCAAATCCCGGTCGGGTTTACAGTTTCTGACGGTACTTATCAATATGTTGTTCAGAATGCGACAGTCATCCCATCGGGCGGCGTTACCGCAGGTGTCTATTGCCTTGCAGTATTGAGCGGAACGTGGGCGGTGCCGGTCGGGACTGTTACAACGCTGGTGACATCAACACCTTCAACGATCACCCTGTCGTGTAACAACCTCGTCGCAGGCGTTCCGGCGGCCGGTGCTGAGACTGTGGAATTATTCAGATCACAGGTGTTGCAAGCTGGCCAGGTTACCGCGCAGGGTACCGGACAATTTTTGCGTACACTTTTGAATAACGTGCCAGGCGTTCAGCCGCGGTTAGTTTCAATGCGTCAAACGGGCACAGCATGGGAAATTATTTGCGGAGGCGGGGATCCGTATCAGGTGGCAAACGCCATCTGGACCGCGCTTTTCGATACGTCTAATTTGGTGGGGAGCACGCTCAGTGTAACGGCCATCACTAAAGCAAATCCCGGCGTGATTACCACGGATAAAACTCACGGATTCAGCACCGGCCAGGTTATTAACATAACCGGCATTGTCGGTATGACGGCTTTAAACAATGTGCCGCTGACAATAACGGTTTTGACCAATTACACTTTCAGCATCGGCGTAAATACCACAAGCTACACCACCTATGTGAGCGGCGGTGTCATTACGCCAAATCTGCGGAACAACCTCATTGCCATAAATAATTATCCTGATACATATCTGATTCCGTTTGTTACGCCATTACAGCAAGTTGTGACACTCTCAGTTTTGTGGAATACCAACAGCGTCAACTATGTTGCGGCCGAGTCAGTTTCACAACTGGCACAGCCCGCGCTAGTGGATTACATTAATGGAATATACGCCGGTCAACCGATCAATGTGTTGGACATGCAAAACGTGTTTCAGGAGGCGGTCGCCCCCATTGTTCCAATTCAATTACTGACTAAATTGCAATTCACAGTCACGATTGATGGGAATATTGTGACGCCAGTTGCGGGCACAGGGATCGTAAACGGTGACCCTGAATCGTACCTGTATGTGACGTCTGCAGGCGTAACCATCAATCAGGGGTAAATCATGGGCAACCTTACGACGATCATCCCCTCATATCTGTATGTTCAGTATAACGACGACGATAATTTACAGGGGTTTGTGTCAGCACAGAATCAACTGACACAGGAATTAATGGACAGGTTGACGAATATTAATCTGCCCATTTACACCGGCCTCACAGGCGAATATTTGGATTGGGTGGCAGAAGGTTTATAC